TTTGAAGAGTTGGATGGGCCAAGTGGTGCGGAATGGTGCGTCTTGGATCTCGCCACTATCTTCTCCTGCGTAACCCTTCTTCCTCCCCGCCTGATGCCTGTCAGACTGGAACTCCTCCACGAACAATCCATCGCTACCATCGTCCAGCGTGCGTTCGTTTGTGCGCATATGGGCGACATAGTTGGGAATGTCGAGGAAATGGGAGGAGGTGTACCCAGACACCTCATCTGTTGGCGTTATATTTGCTAGGTAATCTGAATCTTTAAGTTGCTTTAATTCAACCAAAGCCTCTTCCCTATTTTTATATGTTCCAACAATATCACCTCTGCCATTTCGCAATGTATATCCAGATGTTTTAGGCATCGCCAGCACCACCTCGCGGTAGTTCTCGCCGCCGGGGAGGACAAATTGGGAGAATTTAGCTTCTGGTTGCTCTTGCGTTCTAGAATCAAGCTCGTCAGTCAAACGACGATATTCCTGTGATGTGATCTCACCACGACCTAATTGCTCACCAAGACGCGACCTTTCAGCCTCGTAAGCGTTTCTTCCTTCACCAAGAGTCACCTCCTCAAACCTAACCATGCCCTCGTTACGAAGGTAGTTAAGCAGATCCTCCTTGGACACCTTGCCGTCCTTCTCCAGACTCGCCAGTGCCTGCTCTATGCCGCTCCACTTGATCTCGTCTGCCTTCACTCCACTCCCCCGTGTCGGGTCGATGGTGGCCATGATCTGCTGCGCTGTGGCGCGGGTTGGAACCTTGTCGGTGATGACGCGCTCAAGCTGGGAGTAGAACTTGTCCTCGTCCACGCCCTCTGGCATGAAGCGGGTTGGGGTAGCTTCCCTTCCAGACTCCTTGCTGTCCAAGAAGCTCATAACGGATGAAATTGCAGACTCGGTGCTTGCTTCAGAGTCTCCCCTTCCTGCCCATGTGGTAAACTCTTCCTCAAGGTCTCTCTTCGCTTGATCAACCTTGTTTAGAATGTCTTGAGGGAAGTATCCAGATGGAGCGTCATTGATGATGAAGTCAAGCTCGTCAATCGCCTCGCGTTCTGTGAGGTTTTCGTCCAACCCATCGCGGATTTCGCGGAGTCTGGTGAGCGTGACATCACCACCCTGCTCACCCTCTGGCATCATGCGCTGTGCTTCAGGCATGCGGACTTGGCTCACTGCCTCGTAGCTAAACGGCATGGCTGCGTATTCCTCTGGGGCCATTGGGACTGCCTTGCTAACGCGATCTGCGCGGTAGGTGCGGTAGACATTGTCCTTGCTCTTAATGCCATCCTCCAGAAGCATCGGGTTGAGGACTGCCTGCTCCTTTTGGTTAAGCAGGCCGAACATGGTGTTGATGAACTTCTTGCGCTCATCAGCCTCGACCGCTCCATATTTCTGCTTGAAAAACTCAATGCTGTCCAAGCCTTGCTTGTGGTAGTCCATCATCGCCTGCGTGTCCCGCAGGATCAAATCCACATTGCCACCATACAGCTTCTTGCCACGCCTGTCTTGTGAGCGTTTCTGGATATTCTCATGAAGCTTGGTTACAGACATAAGCCCGAACAGCAAGTTGCCGTCCTTGGAGATGGTGACAGCGACTGGAACTGTGTCGCGCAGAGTCGCACCCTGCGGCTTGTAAACCACCTTCCCAGCCTTGTTGCGGGTAGTAGCAGGGAAGTTGATCATGACAACGCGATCTCCAGCACCCTTGCGGATCAGCTTGTTCATCTCGCGGATGATACGCTTCTGCTCTGGGTTGTACTTGTTCTTGGCAAACATCTCGGTGATGACATCGTTGGACAACCATCCGGGCTGGAATTGCCCCTCGTCGTCCACATGCGCCTCGCCCTTTTCTGGGGCATAGTTCTCCGCCCTCTTCCTCCTCATCACCTCGACAGCAGTAAGCCCTGCAAGCGCACGCGAAAGCTCTGTAGCCCTATCCAGTGCCACAGGTTTGCCGTCCTTCATGATCGGCTTGTTAGCATCGTCAACCTGCACCAGCGGGTGAAGAAGCTCGGCATCAATGCTGTCAGATGGGTTGAGAAGGATCGGCGCACCAGAGTCTGGCTTGTCGCTCATGAGAGGGTCAAATTGCCCCGGAACAAGCCCTGCACTGCGCCTGTTCATGTCGCGGAACATCTTGCTGGTGATTGGGTCACGCTTGACTCCCTCTGCGTCTAGGATGCCGTTTCCAGTCACCCACGCACCATTCTTGTCGATCATCCCGCCGCTCTTGAAGTGGAGGTCTTTGAGGACTGGAATCCTCGGCAGGACGGTCTCAAGGATTGATCCAAGCTTGCGCCTAGCAGCACCACTAGAGGCAACCGCGCCAAGCTCACCACTTTCAGCCATTGCTGCGTACTGGTCAGCGTGCTTCTCGATGAAGTACTCCACCGCAATCTTGTCGAGCGGGTAGATGGCATCTCTCTCGGCGTTGGACATGCCCTCAACCCCAAGACGCTTGTAGTAACCATCGCGGAATGCCTCAAAATTAGGGTCTAGTTTACCATCCCTAGAACGGAACAATCCACCAACTGTGTTGTTCTTGGTGTCACCTAGGAACAGGGCGGCGATGCCGGGTTCCATGTTGTTCTTGATGACTGTGTGGTGGAGTGTTTCGTGTGCAACCAGTGCCTTGATCGGGTTGGTTGACTTCACATTGATAACTGCCGTGTTGGTGTTGGGGTCGTACCTACTAGCACCAGAGTCCTTAAAGGTGTAGTTGAGTGTTGGGTTGGCAATGGCGTAAGTGGAAATAGCCCTTCGAGTGCCAGCGGGAATTGCTTCAAACAACGCCTTCTGGCGGGTGTCGGTCAAATCACGCCTAAAGTTGAGTTCGTCACCCACGGCAAGCTCGCGCATGCGCTTCTTGGTTCCCATGAACGCACCACCCGCTCCAGCAAAAGAACCACCAATAAAGAATGACTCCGCACCCGCTTGATACAGGGTCTCTGGACGCATGTCAGCACCATCAGACAGGTACTCAAACATCAAGTCCGTGGGTGCGGCTGCGGCAATACCACGACCAGCCCTGCGGATTGTGTCAGAGGTGACACCGCCTAGGTCTAACATGTTGAAGGTGTGTGCAAACCCACGACCCAATGAACCGGGCGCGGTATGTGCAGCCACACGCTTCCAGAATGGAATCTGACCACGCACATTCTCCATTTCCTTGCCGACATAACGGAATAGCTTTCCATAGTTGGATAGCACCTTGCCAGTCTTGAGTGCCGCCGCTCCCGCACCAAGTGCGCCAATAATTGGGTTTCCAGCCAAACCAACAACCCCGGCTGCTCCAACGGCAGCGGTGTACATTTGATCTAGACCACGCTCTTGCAGGAAGTTTGTGACCGCTGTGTCAGTCTTTGAAATTGTATCACCAACACGCTCCAAGGTTGCGCCAACCACCTTTGCTGGCATAGCTCGCATCTGCCTGCCAAGTTCCATCGTTTGCAGAACCTTCTGTGAGTACGCCTCTGGAATGCGAGTGGCTAGGCTGTTACGCTTTGCAACTAGATCGCCTAACTCTGATGTAATCGCTGGTAATGTTGCTCGTATTTTGTTTGCCTCTTCAGTTAGTCTAGCGGCTACTTGAGATGCTTGATTAGCACGCGCAACAAGTTCCGGGTTAGATCCAGCACGAACAGATATGTCAGAAGCTAGTCGATTGGCAACATTTACGCTAGCCGCCTCCTTTTTAAGCAATGAGTTGGCTTCTGCTACGGCAACCTTTCCTTGGGCAATTGCCATTTCTTGGGTTGCCATGTCACCAAGCCTTCTTTGAGCGGTCAGACCCATACGGGTAGTCAATGGCGCGCTCGTTGCCGCCGTGACTGCAAATTTTGCGGTTACGAGATTTTCTGGGCTTAAAAATAGCTGCTGGAATGCGGCTCCTTGCCCGTACTGCTTATTAAATTCATCTTTACCAAGTCTGCTTTTGACTTCATCGACCTGTTTTACTGCTCCATCAATGTTGAGAACTGTTTCGGCTAATTCCCCAGCGTCTCTGTTAATGTAATTTTGTTGAGCATTCCATAAATCATATCGAGCACGAACCAAGTCTTGATCAGCCTCGCCCTCAATTTCTTGCGGCAAGACTCCAGAAAGTACACTTTTTGTTTTGGCCTTTGCAATTCCAGCCATTCCAGAAAGACCAATCACACCCCTAACGAATTCTTCGTAAATCCCGTATTCAGAAGCCACCATCTTGTCTCGTAGTTCTTGTGGTCTCCTGTCATCCCTACCAATTAGACTTGGCCAAGTTTGACTATTGTACCATGCAGATTGCGCCCCTTGTGACACACCCTCTGGCAGGCTCATTACGCCCTTTTTCAATAAGTCCACGACACCAGCACCAATGTCCCCCAACGATCCGCTTGTGCGAATAAGTCCGTCTTCCCAAAGAATATCGAAAATTTCTCGGTTTTCTGGTTTGTTAATCCACTCCCCGGACACATCCTGCATCTCCTCTTCTGTGGTAAGATATGCAAGACCCTTTTTGTTGATGGTTCCGTCCTCGTTAAAAACACCAGACTCTTTAAGGTTAAAGAATAACTCACCCTTTTCAGTTACATTCCCATCAGAGTCGACAAATCCAAGTGCTTTGACTTTGTTGGCATTGAGGGGCTTTGAAAATATATCCAGCGGTGAATTTGAGATTTCACCAGCATCGTTTCGTAGCGAATCAACCTCCGCTCCCACAACATCCGTTACGGCTTGCTCGTATGGTGTGATTGACACCATATCCCTGCTGAATTGCGCTTCGGCTTGGTTGCGAAAGTTTGACAGAACTTGAGGCTGCTCCTGCGGAATAACCATGCTATCCCTCGCTGGCATCTCGGTGAGACTACCAACTTCTGGGACTGGCTGAGGCTCGTAAACATACTGCTCCAGCGGAGTAAGATCACGGGTAACTGGTGCTTGAGTCGGTTGGTTGTATGCATCAACCAATGTCTCTGGCTGCAAGCTTCTAAATTCACCAAGCTTTTTATCAACACCAGAAGTCAGCAGTTCAAGGCTTCCCTTGACCTTTTTGTTGAACTCTGGTTTTTTGTCTTCAGGAACATTGAATGGCATTTTGGGAAGGATTATTTACTTAAGCTTCGGAAGTAGTTGTTTGCCTCAACTGCCGCTTTGTCTTGAGCGGTTTGAGGGGAACCATCGGGATTAACTAGCGTTTTCCCAGTCATCCGTTGTTGTCCCAATTGAACAACTTCGATCAAATCTTTAATTGCTGCTTTCGCATCTTCTTCTGGCATATCTGGTTTTAGTCCAGTAAAGGCAATAGATGCCCTTGAACCTTCAGCGTCAGAAAGAGCACCCATGCCCTTCATGTCCTTGATTGCCTCCATAAAGCCCATTGCTTCCACTTGTTCAAACAATGCTTTAGCTCCAGCACCCTTGGTTCCAGCTATGCTGGGAGATAACCAAGTAGCACCAAACAAACGACTAAATCCCTTGTGATCTCGCAGTTTTTCTAGGGATTTCACAAACCTTTCGGACTTGTCTTTTGTTACGGCAATTTGTTGTTGCAATTCCCGTTGAGAAATTTCTGCCTTTTGCTTTTGCTCTGCGGTTGGTGGTGCAGACATCACCTGTGCATCAACTAGAGACCCATCTGGATTTGTCTTTACCTTGTAGGTTCCCATCGGGTCTAAACCGAACGCTTCAGCCTCTTGGCCTTTGACAATCTTAACTGCCTGTTGCTGCTTGGCTCCAGATACTGGCGCAAATCCCGGACGCACTTTGTATTGCGGTGCTTGCTGTGCTGCTGGTTGAGGTTGAGCCATTCTTGGTTCAGTCGGCATGGCTCCGCTTGGTGCTGCCTGCGATGTTGCCATTCCCGCTCCCTGTTCAATCATGCGAGCAACTTCAGCTTGTTGCTCTGGAGTACCCATTGCCTGTTTTGATAGATCACCTCGGCTCAAACGCTCAAGGGCAGGGATGATAGAACCCTTGGCGAAGTCCCGTTCGTTAAACTTGCCATCAGATGCTCCGGGATCGTTGGTTTTGTGTGGAGCGATAAAGGTTACATTTGGAATGCGTCCAAGTGTATCCGCAAGAACTTGAGCATAACCATCTGGATCGGACTCCATGACCTTGCGTGCTTCAGCGTGACCAACAAAGAACGGCTCGGTGTGGAAGCGTCCGGGCGTGCCTCGTCCATTCTCCTTGGCGGTACGAACGCCACGAACTGGAACCTCTACGCCACGCTCGGCAAAGTATTGTTGAGTTTTATTAACATAATCCATCGCCGCAGCACGCTCAATGGCACTAGCATCATTCGGAATGATGATCTCGACACCCTTGGCGTTTTTGCTTGGGGCGGCATTGAAATCAAGAGACACTTGTCTTGCGTCTGCAGTAGACTTTGGCAGCAGATCGCGTGTTTTGGATGTGAATCCAAAGTTGTTGGAAGACGGGAGTTGATCGTAATTGACCTGCGATGTCGGAGGCATGTCTTCAGCGTATGCGTCTTTACCAAGGCCCCATGCGTTTATGTCTAGAATCTCTTTTCCTTTTGAAGCGTCAAAAAATCTTCCAGTTTTTGGATTAAACGGCATGTCCTGCTCAAGCACTTCTCCTGTTGGAGTTGTGATTGTTGCCTTTTTAATCTCGTATGAAGGCTTTCCTGCTTGTGATGCTTTGTACTCAGTTGCTCTAGTGCGCCTTTCCTGCAGGCCAAGCTGTTGTTGCTTGTAGATAGCATCGGCCATTGCCTGTTCTTGCTGGATGGACATGTTGGAGCGATTACGCATCTCACCAACACCCATGTTGATTAGGTTTGCAACCACCTCGGCTTCTGCGGCACGGTCGGCAAGTGGGATATTCTCGTCGCGCATGCGTTCTTTTACGCTTTGAAGCGATGGAGCAAGGTCTGGAAACAATTGGAGGGCAGCGTCAATCTGAAGGCTGCTTTGTTTGACAAGCTTCTTCTTCTCCCCCTGCTGCTTGAAGTAGTCGCCTACTTGAGTCGCAGCCTTTCCGATACCTTCACCCAAATTCTGCATCCCCTGTGCTTGGATCTCCGCAGCTTTTGTGAAGCCAGAGTAATCCTGCACAAACATCCGTGGGTCTACACCCGCTCCTAGCATCTGTCCTTGTCCGTATGGCATATTATTATATTTTTTTAATTAACCCATTCCTGCCCCAACTGCTTTAGTGACGGACCCTCCAATTTCTCCAATTGCATTGAACATTGCAGCCCTCTGCATAGCTTTAGCTTGAGCATTAGCTTGAGCAGCTGCAAGTTGATTCTGCCTGTTAGCAGCACCAAGGTTAAGCGCAGACCCAACATCAAAGAGTTGAGGCTTACCAGCACCGATTGCGTCAAGTCCAAGGCCCATCATCTGGTTGCCAACTTGATACGAGAGCGGCTGGCTGCCAAGCAGTTGGAGGCCCGGTTGCGTGTAAAATTGACCAGCCATATTGAAGGCATTAGCTCCAGCTTGTGCCGCTTCTGCTCGCTTCCGCGCCATGATGTCCTCACGGCCCATGATCTCAGAAGCAATGGCGGCATTTCCACCAACGCGACCAGCAGCCTGCGCGCCCTCTCTGGCAGCTTGTTGATACATTCGCTGTTGTTCTGGGGTGACACCCTGTGCGGCGGCATATGCTCTCTGGGACTCTTGTTGAGCCTGTTGCACCGCACTTGCTTGCTCTGGTGACAGACCCGCCATCAATCCACGGGTAAGTCCAGCTTGTCCAGTCATCTGACCGAGTTCAGCCTCACGCGCCGCTCCAAGTTGTTGCGCAGCACCTTGGGTAAACTGAGGGGAAAGACCAAGCATCCCAAGTCCAAACTGAGAAACATCAGCAAGGTTTTGACGCTGAAATTCTGGACGATACTGCTGCTCAAATGAAAGAATCCCAGGCATTGACTGCTGGAACGCCGACAATAACGAACTAATATCTTTGGAGTAGTTTGCTTTTGGAGCTGAAACTGATTTAGGCTTACTTCCCATTGGATTAACTTTCTTTTAACTTTAAATAAAACTTGTAGATGTCGTGGATTCTTACGCGGTCGCTACCTTTGAAGCTGCGTTGGAATGCAATAAAGTCGTAATTTTGAATGTATTTGGATAATGCCCCGCGCATATCCCCAGTGGAGAATGTGACAAACAATGTATCTCCATCATCAACATGGACTGCTTGGCTTGGATTCCTGTTGAACGCACTAAAGCCAATAGCAAAACAATCCATATCGCAAACAACAATGCCATGACATAAGTGCCATGTGAGAAGTTGTTGAAAGTCGATATATTCTTGTTCATATGTCGCTATTGCTTTTGCTAGGTGCTGGTTCATCGCATAACAATGAATTGCACAAATCGTCCTGCAGTTTCTGTTGAGTGTCTTATTTTAAACCCAGTTGTTTGATGGTCGTATGTTGAAAAATCAAGGGCCGCATCATTTTTGGCACACCCAGAAACAACATACAAACCATCATCCATTGCAGTTGTAAATGTAACTTGGGTATGAGTTGTGTCGATTTTGGTAGCAGATGTAACATTAGCCTGTGACGCTACTGATCTCGTTGGTGATATTGCAATATTTGCCCATGCCCTAGCTCCATAAATTGGAGCGGTTCCAACTGGGTTTGGCATTGGAGCAGACGCAAATTGGAATCCTCCACTAGCACTGAAGATTATTGATCCAGTTCCTATATTAGAAATAGTGAGTGTTCCGTTTACTCCAGATTCCCTAATTATTCTGGCATCATTATCAATGATTGGAAACGAAGAATGAAAATCAATGTAAGAAGCAGTATTTGAGGTTATACCATTACCAAGTTCTATTGCTCTTTGACTCAGCGTAAATGTTCCTCCAGCGGTATCCCAAGATGGGCCAGCCGTAGAAAGTTTTGCTGGAGTTACTGCTTGATCTAGTATTTTTGATGTAACAACCGAGTCAGTTGCCAATTCATTAGAGGTGATTCCACCAGCAGATACGGCAAGTTTCCCCGGAGACACAACCTGCAAGGTGGTTCCTTGGATCGCATCGCTGGTAAATGTCGTATCATCAATGATGTTATTCATCTTAGCACTGGTAATTGTGTCAGTGCTTGTAAATGTGTAGGTTGTATTTACAACTCCCATATTATTTTTGTGATAGAATTTGTCTATTAGTGATGGAACCCGCCACTTGAATAGAGTGGATCTTAGGTGAACCGATAGTCCTTGTCAATGTGATAGTCCCAGTATAGCCACGCTGACCACCAAGTCTGCATCGGATGCTTGCGGTTTCAGCCTCGTTAGGGCTGCTGGGTGATAGGATCTGCCCACCAAGGAATGTGGTGGTCGTGCCAATACTCTCTGCAGAGTCCGGGTCTTCGGTGGCAAACGCAATGTCGTACTCGCCAGTCTCTCCCGCCAAGTTCTGCATCTGAACCTGTGCGTCCGTGAACCTCTTGCGCTCAAGGGTCTTAAAGTCGTACCCACGGCTAGTCACATACGAGTTGATTGTGGGAGTGACCACATCTGTGCTTTCATTCGTAACACTCAAGCGGTCTGTGGATGAGTCGGAAGCGTCAATCTGATGCAAGCCACCATTTGCGCTAACAGCGTACAAGTTATTGCGAACGCCAGCACTTGCTGTGATGAAGTTCGTGATCAAAAACCTAGAATCCCCATAGGTATCCAGCGATTCCCAACCCTTATTCAAGAAGTTGTAGATCAGAATCGCGTTGTTTCCACGGGCATCGTTACCTCCAGCTACAGAATCCAGCGGAACCGCAATGTAATAGCGGTTGTTGAAGTAAACCGCCACCGAATCACCAGCA